CCTTTTTTTCATCGCGGGAATAGGTTTCGTATTCTTGCAGCTCCTTTTTTAGCGCGTCCAAATTGATTTCTGGCCTTTCTTCCGTAGCTTCAAGTGCTTTTTTCAAGCTCGCATACTCCCGCTTGTATTCGTCCAACTCAATCAGATCGTTTAGGTATAGCGTTTTTAGCTTGCCCATTTTCTTTCGTATTGAGTCCGCGCTTTGCGTGGGCTTTTTATCTGCCTTTTTATAGTACCGATTGTTCCGTTCTGCGATTCCCTCCATCTCGTGTAGTAGGTAGTCTTCCAGCGCATCTTCTCGGATCCTTTTTGTATGCGGGCAAGCGGAGTTGTCAAGCATCCGCGTCCGGCATCGGTAGTATGTATATGTTTTTTTTACGGTTTCCGATTGCATCGTTTTCCCGCACTCTTTGCAGCGCAATATCCCGGAAAACAGATACACGCGATCCGTGCCAACTCCCGCACAGCGTTGTGACCGCTGGCGAATAATATCATTTACAAGGTCAAAGTCCTGTTTGCTCACCAGCGCGGGACAGGCATTTTCGATGCCGTACACCTCCCCGATGTAAAGACGGTTCCGGAAATAGTTTACATACTTGTTATAAGCCCGGTCAATTCCCCATGTGTCAAGCATATATCGCTTGACGGCAAGGACGCTTTTTAGCCGGATAAACGCGGAAAACATATCTCGCGCCGCATCTACCGTGCCGTTATCAATCTGGTATTGCCTGTCCTTGATGGCATACCCTAAAGGCGCTTTTGAGCCTGCCGGTTGCCCTTTTGCCCGTTTGCCGTCGTTTATAAATTTGATTCGTTCGCTTGTGCGGTCTGCTTCGTCCTGCGCAACGGAGAGCATGATATTAACCTTTAATCGCCCGGACGCGGTTCGCGTCTCGTAGTCCTCTTCCGTCGCTTGCCAGGTCACGCCGTACTGGTCGAGTTGCGTTTGCACATCGTAATACCCCGCGACATTTCGAAACCATCGGTCGAGCTTAATAAATAAGATCGTGTCTACCTTCCCCACTTTGCAATCGCCCAGCAGCCGCAGGAGCGCCGGACGTTTTTTATACGGCTTTCGCGCGGATATTCCCGCGTCCTCATAGATACCCGCCACGGTCATTTTGTGTTCTTGGGCATATCTTGTCAGCGCATCTCTTTGCTCTTGCAATGACAGGCCATGCCGCGCCTGTTCGTCGCTCGACACGCGGATATACAGTGCTGCTCTCATCACCGCCCCCTCCAAAATCCGTAATCTGCGCAATGCAAATCGACATACACGCACCACGCGGTCAGTAACACCACCACCACAAATAAAATAAAAATCACGGCGTTGCGGATATGGACACCACGCCGCATAATCTCGATCATGTCTTCCTTTGCGTCAACATGGCGCTCCAGCTCGTCATTTCGCGCCTGCAAGGTCTCTTCGTTCCTTGTCAGCCGTTCGGAAATTCCGAACACCTCGTCAAGTGAGATCCCAAGCGCCTTGCAGATAGGCGCGACGGTGTAGATGGACGGGGCTTTGGAAAACTTTGAAAAGAAGTTCTGCACGGTGGACAGTGGCACGCCGGAAGTGTCTGAAATTTCCTGATAGGTCAGTTTCAATTCTTCTTTGCGGATTTTGCACACCTCTTGGATGTTCATTTATACCACCTTAATTTCTTCGATTTTCACGCCGCGAAGTCGCAAGATGAGGGCTTGCCGAACCTCGTTGAACGCTGTCTTGTTGCAAGGTTTTGCCGTTGAAATAGTCAAGCAACGCAGAGTATGGTCAAATCATGCAGCGGCGACCGCTCCGCGCTGTCTGCGCAAAGCCCCCGCCGTTGTTGCGGAGACGGCGGGGGCTTTTCTCTTACTTCATACCAAGGAGTTTGCCAAGTTTTCTTTGCCGCCCCGCTTTTGTCATGGGAATCCCAGTTGCTTTTGAAATTTTCCTTTTTACCTTCGTGATTCCGAGCGCACGTTTCCAACTAAAGGACAGACCGGGGATCTTCATTATTGATTCACCACCTTTTCAATTTTTTCAATCATCTTAGCACATAGATCACGCCCATGCTTCAGACTTTCTTCCGGCATTTGGTCAGAAAACTCGTCAACGATAGCCGCGATGCCGTGAGCCTTTTTTACCTGCCCGCGAGATAGGCCGAGAATATGCACGGTTTCTTTTTGGATGTACCGAGAAAGGAAACTGTTTGTATGGGTAGCCTTTTCGTTTTTCAGCATTTCGGCGCATTCGTTCGGGGAAACTTTTCCACCCGCCATGCACTTAGTATCTCCACCTGCGACCTCTGCGATCTGCGCTACGGTTTGCTCGGCAAGCTTGTATCGGGAAAAGTATGTTTCGATGTTATCCGTATCGGCAATGATGCGGATACAGTCGGCAAATATTTGCGACTGCCGCTTTACAAAAGCGATTTCCGAAGCGGACATTTTCTTTTTCCCAAAAAGCGACCCTAAGATGCCCATTTACAACACCTCTTTTAACTTTTTGTATTACTATCCCATTATATTACAATGGACCGTAGCACGCGCTTTTGCGCGGATAAAAACAGACCGTAAGGAGGGCACAACATGGACGCACAGACTACACTGGTAGCAGAGATTTTCAAAACTCTTACACAGGAGCAAAAGGACGCTATTCTTTCTCTTGCTCGTAAGATAGCAGCACAGCCAGAATCGCATCTTTCTGATGCTGAGAAAGACCATTGTAAATATCAATAAGCTGTGTAAGCTGCGAATCGCCGTTGCCCTTCCGGGCGGCGGCGTTTTCGCTTTCGCCCGGTTCAATCCCAGCCAACTCAAGGATAGACACACCCAAGTAATTTGCAATTACTTCAACTGTTTCAAATGGTGGGCTTCTTTTGGAATCCTCCCATTTGCCAATCATTCCGTTCCCGAGACCGAGGTCTTTCTCTATTTGCTTGATTGAGGTTCCGCGCATTTGCGCAAAGTTTCTTATGTTTTGGACAATGATTTTATTACGAGTATTCATAAGCAAAAATATTTCCATTTGTAGCGAATTAGCTATTGACAAATAGCGGATTTTCTACTATAATAGCTTCCAGAGGGTGACAAAAACCAAGCCCCCACCGAATGCGGGCCTTAGAAAATGTTGAATTATGTCTGCAAAACTATAATAGCGCATTTTCTATCTTCTTGTCAAGAGCGCGGGGCAATATCCTCAAAATTTTCTATGCTACGCTACAGAAAATTCGCATTGCCATTGACAATGCGAATGAGCGTTGAAAGGAGGACCGAGAGTGATTTATGAGAATGTCAAGCGCCTTTGTGAAGAGCAAAACACCAGCATTTGGGCGCTTGAGAGAGCGTGCGGCATCGCAAATGGCACGATTGGGAAATGGAATGGCAGTATCAATGCTCCGCGCATTGACACTGTGAAAGCCATAGCCGACCACTTCGGCGTGACCGTGGACGCGCTGCTGGAATCCAGCGAAGAGAACTAACACATAAGAGGAGGCGAAAGAAATGAACAGAGACGAATATAGGGCGCTGGAAAGCGTTTTCCTGGCACGAACGGACGCCTTGTGCGAGAACAAGAGCCCGCTGGAGTGCGATTGCCCTTCCTGCCCCTGCAAGAAGCTGTGCGACACGCTGTGCGCGGCGGTGGACGGAGGTGCGCTGATATGAGCAGGATCGCGACGCTGACGCCGCAGGACGCGGCGCAGTACCTGCGGGATCGCGGAAAGGACGGTGTGACCGTGGGCGAGCTGCTGAAATCCAGCGAAGAGGACTAACACAGGACAGGAGGATAAAGGAATGAAGGAAATTAAGGTTAAGCTCACATTCTTGGAGCCGATTTTGGGCACAAGCCCCGCAAACCCTGACATTTACCGCGAGTTTATCGGCAGTCACGCACCGGATGCGGCAAGCGTGGAGGACGAGGTTGCAGCGCTCGGCGCTGATGCGGTAGCCGAGAAGGCCATGACCATTTTCCCTCGGCTGGACGATGGCACGCCGTTTTTGTACGACTACCAGATCAAGGGCTTTTTCAAGGACACCTGCGGCGGTCTGCGCAAGGTCAAAGGTTCTTCCAGCAGCAAAATCAAGGCATATAAAAAGGAAATCGACAAGCTGATTTTTCCCGAACCGCGCACTATCCCGATTATGTTTGACGGCGAGGTCGGCGAGTGCCAGCGCCCGCCGAGGCGCACAGCCGGCGCAGGGAGAGCGCATCAGCCTTGCCATGAGCGAGGAAATTCCTGCCGGGGCAACGTGCGAATTTACGGTTATCTGCCTGTGTGATGAGCATGTCGAAGTTGTGCGCGACTGGTTGGACTACGGCAGATTCTCCGGCATCGGCCAGTGGCGGAACAGTGGCAAGGGCAGATTCCGCTGGGAGGAAATCGAGTAACGTGCGAAGGATTTGCCTGGGAACGCATCGCGCCGCAAGGGCAGGGAGTAGCAGTGGACACGCAGAGAAACGCAAAGAAGCGCAGCGGAAAGGCAGAGAAACGCAGAGAACAGCAGTGGATTTGCGATGTTATGCTCTGCAATGCATAAAAATGCCCCGCACAATGTTGCAGCATCGAGCGGGGCGGCGGAACAAATCTTAGGCTTAGATATGTGTCCTGTGTATATTTTAGCACAGGGGAAAGGAAAAGGCAATGCGTAAAAAGCCGGAATACAAAATCATTTGGGTCACGCCCCCCGATCCTGTAAAGCTGGGGACGATCATGGGCGAGATTTACGCCCGAAACAGAGGACTTGAGTTTGTCGGCCTTGTGCCGAACGGCAAGGATAGCGGAGGTGCGAAATGAGCGCGTTTGCATGGGCGCTGACGTATATCGGGGCCGCTACGGTGAGTTATCTGTTTATGTGGCTGCTGGACAAACTGGACAGGCCGGGGAAGTAAATAACGGGAGGGAAAGCGCGATGCAGTATAGGGAGCCGGAGCGCCCATTGGAGCCGAAGGACTACAAGGTTCCCCGCTGCCCGGTGTGCGGCGAGGAAACCGACACACTATACAAGAATATTTACGAGGAAATCGTCGGATGCGATGGCTGCATCAGGACGGTGGACGCATGGGAGGAAAAGGAATGAATATGAGCTTGTACCACATCGATCAGGAGCTGGAGAACCTGATCGACCAGGAAACCGGCGAGGTGCTTGATTTTGATGCGTTTGAGGCGCTGCAAATGGCGCGGGACGCCAAGATCGAGGGCGTACTCTGCTGGACAAAGAATCTGGCGGCGGAGGCAAAGGCCATCCGCGAGGAGGAGAAGGAACTTTCCGAGCGGCGCAAGGCGATGGAGCGCAAGCGGGAAAAACTGCTTGCCTATGCAGAACGGGCACTGGGCGGCGCGGCGTTCCAGACGGCGCGGTGTGCCGTGACGTATCACAAAAGCACGGCGGTGGAGATCACCGACATGGACGCTGTTGTGCAGTGGTGCATGGACAACGGCTACGATGGAAAGATCACCTTTGCCCAGCCCACGGTGAGTAAGACGGACATCGCGCCGCTTCTCAAGTCCGGCGTGTCTGTGACCGGCGCGGAGCTGTGCGAGAAATTGAACATGGGGGTGAAGTGATGGATAACATGACGATCTACAATGCAGTTCGTAGTGTGCCGGACAGCGCCAAAAGACGCATCGAGGCGGGGCGCTTGAAGGGCAAGACAGACATTAACCCCATGTGGCGCATCAAGGCGCTGACAGAGCAGTTTGGGCCCTGCGGCTATGGCTGGAAATACGTTATCACTGACAAGAGGTTGGAGCAGGGCGCAAATGGCGAAGTAGCCGCATTTCTGGACATTGATCTGTTTGTAAAGGCAGGCGGCGCCTGGTCTGACGCTATCCCCGGCACTGGCGGCAGTGCGTTCGTGTCAAAGGAGAAGAACGGCCCATATACCTCCGACGAGTGTTTTAAGATGGCGCTGACTGATGCTATCTCCGTGGCGTGTAAGGCGCTTGGCTTTGGGGCGGACGTGTATTGGGACGCCGACAAGAGCAAGTATGACAAGCCGGATAAGTGCGAAAAGAAGCCGGATAACAAGGCAGATGCGCCGATGCTGTGCGAGCATTGCGGACTTCCCATTAAGTCGGTGAAGCGCGGGGACCGCGTGTATCCCACCAGCGAGATCGCGGAGAACTCCGTGAAGAAGTACGGCAAGCGGCTGTGCTGGGTCTGCATGAAGGCAGCCAACGCGACGGGGAAGAACCATGCAGCAGATAACGGTTGATGCGGCGCGGTGGTCGCAGGACAGCGATGGGGCGTGGCTGTGTCTACGTGTGAAGTCTCCAGAGGCGGCAATGGAGTTGTGCGACACCATAAAGCCGGGGAAGGAGTACACCGCCACCATCAAAGGCAAGGGGCGGAGCCTCGATGCAAATGCCTACGCATGGGTACTGCTGGACAAGCTGGCGGCGCACTACGGCGTTGCGAGAGAGAAGGTATACCGGCAGGAGATACAGAGCATCGGCGGTGTAAGCGAGGTGCTGTGCCTGCGGGAAAAGGCGGCGGATGCGTTCTGCCGGAGCTGGGAGCGGAACGGTATCGGATGGATGGCCGATACCGGCCCCAGCAAGCTCAAGGGCTGCGTAAACGTGACCGTATGGTATGGCAGCTCCGTATACGACACGGAGCAGATGGCGAGGCTGATAGACGCCATTGTGCAGGACTGTCGGGATGTCGGCATCGAGACCATGACACCGCGAGAGCTGGATGCCCTCGTTAGCCGGTGGGGAGAGGTTAGCGTATGAACGACAAAAGATGCTTTTTGTGTGGGCGAAACGGGGCAGAGGACCCGCTGGACCGACACCACATCTTCGGCGGGGCGTACCGCAAGAAGAGCGAGCAGTACGGGCTGGTGGTGTATTTGTGCCACAGGAGGTGCCACATTTTTGCACCCAGCGCCGTACACCAGAGCGCAGGGCAGATGCAGCGGCTGAAGCGCTACGGCCAGTTAAAGGCCATGGAGGAGCAGCGCTGGACGGAGGAGGACTTCCGGCGGGAGTTCGGAAAAAGCTATTTATGAGAGGAGATAAGAAATGCTGAACAAGATTTTTATCATGGGTCGGCTGACCCGCGATCCGGAGCTGCGCAGGACACAGAACGGTACAGCCGTCACCAGCTTTACACTGGCGGTAGACCGGGACTTTAAGAATGCGGACGGCACAAAGGACACGGATTTTATCGACGTGGTGGCATGGCGCACCACCGCCGAGTTTGTGGCCAAGTATTTCTCCAAGGGGCGCATGGCCGTGGTGGAGGGCCGCTTGCAAATGCGGGACTGGACGGACAAGGACGGCAATAAGCGCCGGAACGCCGAGGTGCTGGCGGACAACATTTACTTTGGCGATGCCAAGAAGGACGCGGACAGCGGCGCCAAGAAATACGCGGGCGGACAGTTCGTGGAGGTGGACGAGGACTTCGACGCGGACGACGATTTTCCGTTTTGATAGGAGGTAGAGCGGCATGGATTACTGGCACAAGCGGTACACCTGCCCATACTTTACCAGCAGCGAGAAACGGCGGGTCTGCTGCGAGGGCGGTAGCCGCGTCAGCTTTGAGACGGGCGGCGCGGCATCCCGCTATATGAATCAATTCTGTGCCGGGGCGTGGGAGCATTGCACCATCGCACGGCACCTGACGGCCGAGTACGAGAGGCAGGGAGAAAAGAATGGGAAATAGGCGTATCGCCGAAGGAGTGAGAGGCGGTGCATAGTGGCTCTTGAGTACATTCCCTTTTATTTCAGCTATCGCAAAAAATTGGAGAAACTCTCAGATCAAGAGGTAGGTCGGCTTGTACGGGCCTTGCTGGAATATGGCGAGACCGGAGAGACGGAGGAACTTACGGGACGGGAGTCGATCGCATTTGATTTTATTGCGGACGATATAAATAGGGCAAAAGCGGCGTATGACGAGAGATGCGCGAAGAACCAGCGCAACGCCAAAAAGCGATATGCACGGCATGATGGTACGACCGTATACGATTGCATACGAACGGATGCGACCGCATGCGAAACGTGCCAAACCAAAGACAAAACCAAAGACAAAACCAAAGACAATACATTCCCACCTAACGGTGTGAGTGATACGCGCGCGAAGCGCTTCACACCGCCATCCGTTGATGATGTATCCGCCTATGTTCAAGCGCAGGGCTATCACGTCAACGCAGATCGTTTTGTCGCCTTTTACGAGCAAAAGGGCTGGATGGTAGGCAAGAACCGCATGAAGGACTGGAAAGCCGCCGTGCGGAATTGGGAGACGAGGTGGAAGGAGGAACACGACGGTGGACATAACGGCGGTGCTGGAGCACCTGCGAAAAAATGGAATATCCCAGGAGAAGTCGTACTTTGAGTGCCCGGACTGCGAGGACAGGGGCTATACGGTCACACGCAGTGCCACCGGGGAGCTTATAACCCGTAGTTGCCCTTGCCAAATACGCAAGGACAACCAGCGGCGCATTGAGCGTAGCGGTCTGTCCGGTCTGCTGGAAAGCTGTACGCTGGAGACGTACCAGACGGCGGAGCCGTGGCAAAAGCAGGCAAAGCAGATGGCCGAGGCGTATATCACGGATTGGCGCGGGAAGTGGTTTTATGCCGGTGGGACCACCGGCAGCGGGAAAACGCACCTGTGCACGGCGATCTGCGGGAAGCTGATGGAGGCAGGCTTGCCGGTACGGTATATGCAGTGGCGGTCGGACATTCCAGCCCTCAAGGCGAAGGTAAACGATGCGGAGCTGTACGCCGATGCCGTGGGAAAGCTGAAAACTATCCGCGTGCTTTACATCGACGACCTCCTCAAGGGCAACGTGACGGAGGCTGACCGGAACATTGCGTTTGAAATACTCAACGCACGGTACATAAAGCCTGAGTGTGCTACGATCATCAGTTCTGAGCGGACGATAGGACAGATATTGGACTGGGACGAGGCGATAGGATCCCGCATTGCGGAGCGCGCGAAGGGCTTTACCATGAGCGTGACGGGCAGCGGAAAGAACTGGAGGCTGAGATGAACAAACGAGGGTTGGAGAAAAGAGGATTAGAGGATGGGCTTAAAGAGTGACGACCTGGCGCGGCTTAGTCCTGCGGCGCAGAAGCAGGTCATGGAGGTCATGGAGAAGATGCAGAAGCCGGGAAAGTACAAGGCACAGAAGACGAGGCGCGGCAAGCTGACCTTTGACAGCAAGAAGGAGGCGGAGCGCTACGACGCCCTGATGCTGCTGCAAAAGGCCGGGGAGATACGGGGGCTGAAATTGCAGGTGCGGTACTGCTTGCAAGAGGCGTACACGACGTTTGAGGGCGACCGAGTGAAAAGTATCGACTACGTTGCGGACTTTGTGTACGAGCGCAGAACGGTGCCTGACAGCTACGGCCAGCGGTACTGGTTGCCAGTGGTGGAGGACGTGAAAGGGATGCGGACGCGGGAGTACGCCATGAAAGCAAAGCTGTTCCGCAACCGGTACGGATACGCCATCCGGGAGGTGTGAGCATGACCGTGTACATGATCGTGACGCGGGACAAGTACCGCCTGCCCCGTTGGTGGGGTACGACCACGGCGGAGTTGGCGCAGCTGTCCGGGCGGAAGTATCAGAATGTTCGTTTTGCAATTTGGAAGGCAATCCGCAACGGCGGCAGCTACGGCTGCTACGAGGTTGTGAGATTGGAGGAGGGCGAGTGATGTTGCCACCAAATCAACCGCTGACGAAAGATGCGGCGAGAAAACTCATGGCGCTGGACGTGCAGGACAAGGAGATACTGACCTACGAAAAGCTGGACGAATGGTACACCGCATGGGGCGGACAGTGCTATGTCAGTTTCTCCGGCGGAAAGGACAGCACGGTGCTGGCGTATCTGGCGGCGTGGTACCTGTCGAGCTTCAGGACACCGCCGTGGGAGCTGAACTTGGTGTTTGTGAACACTGGATTGGAGTACCCGGAGATACAGAAGTTCGTCAATGAGTACGCCGACTGGCTGCGGAGGGAGTTTCCCCGCGTGAACGTAAACCTTGTTCGCCTGCGTCCGAAGATGAACATTCGACAGGTGGTGACGAAGTACGGGTACAGCATTGTTAGTAAGGAGGTCGCAAACAATGTTTGGCTTGCACGGAGGGGGAATAAATACCGAATGATGCGTCTCCGTGGCGAAATGCTTGATAAGGATGGGAACAAAAGCATCTGGAACTGCGATAACTGGGCATTTCTGCTTGACGCTCCATTTCTTGTCTCTTCGGAATGTTGCCACATTATGAAAAAAAGGGCGGCGCATACTTATGAGCGCGAGAGCCGTGAAAAACCTATCGTTGCGATGATGGCAGAAGAAGGACGGCAGCGGTTTCAGACATGGACGGCGACCGGCTGCAACGCCTTTGAGGGAAAACGACCGATGGGCAAGCCCATGAGCTTTTGGACGGAGCAGGATGTGCTTCGGTTTATCGTGGAGCGCAACCTACCCTACGCCAGCGTGTACGGCGACATCGTGGCCAGCGACGGCGAGAACGACTACGATGCGACGCTGGTGGACTGCCCGCTGCACTGCACGGGCTGCCAACGCACGAGCTGTATGTTCTGCGGTTTCGGGGCGCATCTTGAAAAAGGCATCAACCGATTTCAGCGCATGAAACTGACGCACCCGAAGCACTACCAGTTCTGCATCGGCGGAGGGGCGTTTGACACGGACGGGCTGTGGAAGCCCACGAAAGACGGCCTTGGCTATGCGCGGGTGCTGGACTACATCGGAGTGAGGTATTGACATGGGCAAGCAGCATTTGAGCCGGGACGACCGGATTTTTATGGACGGCAAGCGCAGAGGTACGCAGGAGTGCATGGACATGGTGGCGATGGCGCTCATCGACAAGTGCGGCTGGCACGTTCAGGAGGAGACGCCGGACAGCCGGGACACCCACAGCATCGCGTACCTGTACGAGTGTCTGGAAAAGATCACACAGGAGATCAACGAAGGCCGCATCAAGCGGAAGCACATCAAGGACGTGCTGAAGGACGAGTGCGGCGTGGTGTTTGGAGATTGATGGAATGAAAATACTGATCGGCGGAAGCCCCTGCACACATTGGAGTATCGCACAGACCAAGAACCGCGAAACCGAGGCCAGCGGCGTCGGCTGGGAGTTGTTTCTGAATTACCGCATCGCACGGGACAAGTACCAGCCGGACTATTTTCTCTACGAGAACAACAAGAGTATGTCGCCCGCCATCCGGGCGCGGTTTATGACGCTGCCGGAGACGTTTCCCGGAATGGGAGCAAGCATCGACACGAAGTACCCAGTGCGTCGTGCTACGGTGGTGTATGTGCATCTAAAGGGGCGCTACATCGTGGCGGAGTGTAAGGGCGTGCGGGAGACGTTCTTTCCGGAGGACGTGGAGGCATAAAAAAAGAGGGCACCTATATGGCGCCCTCTTTTGAGTTGGCAGAAATAATTCAAAAAATAAAAAAATATTTTCCGTTTTAGGGGTGCGGGGCGGAGAAAGACAATATATGATGGGTATGCAGGGGCAACCTGCCCGTGCCGATTCATTTCTTTCCTCCTAATTTCCCGATGGGCGGGGCTTTGGCTCCGCCTTGATCGGGGCTATGCGGCAAGCGGTATAGGTGCCCCGTAATGGGAGACCTCAGCAAGCGACGCCGGCGTTCCGGCGAAGTGCTAAAGCAGGGCAGGGCTGCAATGCCGCACCACATAGGGGCGAATGTACCAAGGTTGGCGAAACGGTCTCCAAAACCGTTTGGGTGGGTTCGATTCCCAACCGTCCCTGCCAAAAGAGGAGTGCCGCTGCCTTGAGTGCGGCGTTGTAGCCCTTCGGGGCGGGTAAAGTCTGCTATGTACAGGCCAAGGGGCGGGGGCTGGTAGCAAAACAGGAGGAAAGCATGGAAATCACAAAACGGCGGCTTGCTGATATTGAACCGTATGCCGCCAACGCAAAGAAACATGATAAGCGGCAAATCAACAACGTTGCGGAGAGCATCAAGCAGTATGGGTTTGTGCAGCCGATTGTGATTGACCGTGACGGCGTAATTGTAATCGGACACTGCCGCGCTCTGGCGGCAAAGAAGTTGGGCATGGAAGAAGTGCCTTGCGTCTGCGTAGACGATCTGACACCGGAGCAGGTGAACGCACTGCGGCTGGTGGATAATAAGAGCAACGAGAGCGACTGGGACTTTGACCTCCTGGCTGATGAGCTGCCCGGTCTCGACCTGTCGGCGTTTGACTTTGAATGGGGCCTGCGTGACGAACTGAACGATTCCGTTGTCGAGGATGATTATGAACCTGTCATTCCGGCGGAGCCGAAGAGCAAGCTGGGCGATGTGTACCAGCTTGGAGACCATCGCCTTATGTGCGGGGACAGTACGTCTTTGAATGACGTACAAAGACTTGTAGGGGGGGCACAAATCGATCTCCTTCTCACCGATCCTCCGTACAATGTGGACTATCAGGGCACCGCCGGTAAAATCAAGAACGATAACATGGAAGATGCAGCCTTTAGGCAGTTCCTTACGGATGCTTTCTCCAATGCGGCGATGGTTATGAAACCCGGCGCTCCATTTTACATTTGGCACGCCGACAGTGAAGGGTATAACTTCCGTGGTGCGTGTAAAGATTCAATGCTGCGTGTCCGGCAGTGCCTGATTTGGGTAAAGAATTCCCTCGTAATGGGGAGACAGGATTTCCAGTGGAAACATGAACCTTGCCTGTACGGTGAGAGCGAGATTGAAGAGGACGCGCACGAGCCTTGCCTTTACGGATGGACAGAAGGTAAGAAGCACTACTTCTTCAAGAACCGCAGACAGACTACCGTTCTGAATTTCGATAAGCCTGTCAAATCTGCGGAGCATCCGACCATGAAGCCGATTAAGCTGTTTGATTACCAGATGCAGTGCTCCAGTAAGCCGGGAGAGAATGTTCTCGACCTGTTTGCTGGCTCCGGCACAACGATCATGGCAGCGGAGCAGAATGGGAGACACGCTTTCTGCATGGAGTATGATCCGAAGTATGCCGACGTCATTGTTGACCGGTGGGAGAAGTTCACCGGGAAGAAGGCGGTGCTGCTGAATGACTGATGCTCAGGCGACTGCACGGAGGATGTTGAAGAAAAATCAGCAGTATTTATCCACACAGCAGATGAAAACATTGAACGGGCTGATTAAGTCCGGCGATATTACAGGGGCCATGAATGGCCTGCATACATTGGTGGCGAGAAAACTGACTGCGAGAAAGGAGGGCGCGTATGGCAAGGCCAAGAAAGGAAATAGACCAGAAGCAGTTCGAAAACCTCTGCGGCCTGCAATGCACGCTTGAAGAGATCTGCGGCTGGTTTGGTGTGACCGACAAAACGCTGGATGGTTGGTGTAAACGCACATATCGTGCAAGTTTTTCCGAAGTATTCAGGCAAAAGCGAGGATTGGGGAAAGTATCCTTACGTAGAAGCCAGTGGCGGCTTGCCGAAAAGAACGCAAGCATGGCCATTTGGCTGGGAAAACAGTACCTTGGGCAGCGTGACGTTGTGGATCTGGGCTTGCCGACAGACAACGCGCAGGAAGACGCTTTGAGCGTGAGCCTGCGTGAAATGGCAGAAGGGTTGGAGAGCGATGATTAGCCCGAAACAAGCAAAGATCCTCTCTTTCCCCTATTCCAAGTATGACGCGCTGATTTGCGACGGTGCAGTCCGTTCCGGCAAGACCTCCATTATGATGTGGGCGTTTGTTCGCTGGGCGATGGAGAATTTCAGCGGTCAGCGCTTCGGCGTGTGTGGCAGAACGGTGGATAGCTGCACAAAGAACATCATCGTGCCGTTCACGGCGATGAGCCTTGCGAAAGAAAGCTATATCATCCGCTGGCGGCGCGGTGACAAAGTTATGGAAGTGCGGCGCGGAGCCGTGACGAATTACTTTGAGGTGTTCGGCGGCAAGGACGAAAGCAGCTATACGCTGATTCAGGGCCGGACGCTGGCGGGTGTGCTGCTGGACGAGGTTGTGCTGATGCCCCGCTCCTTCGTGGAACAGGCGCTGACCAGATGCTCCGTAGACGGGGCAAAGCTGTGGTTTTCCTGCAACCCAGGAAGCCCGCAGCACTGGTTCTACTTGGAGTGGATCAAGCGGCACAAAGAGCGCAACGCTCTGTATCTGCACTTTGAGATGACGGACAACCCCGGCCTGAGCGAAAAGACGCTGGAGCGCTACCAGAACATGTTTACCGGTGTGTTCTACGACCGATATATCCGTGGATTGTGGGTGCTGGCCGAGGGCCTGGTATACGACTTTGGCGAGGAAAACATCGTGGACGATGTGCCGGAGAGCGGGGAATATTACATTTCCTGCGACTACGGCACGCTGAACCCATTTTCTGCTGGTTTGTGGTGCTGGGACGGCAAGACGGCCACCCGCATCCGGGAGTATTACTACTCCGGGCGGGAAGAACACAGAAACAAGACTGACGAGGAATATTATACGGAGTTGGAGAAGCTGGTGGGAGAGCTGCCGGTGATAAGCGTCATCGTGGACCCGTCGGCGGCGTCCTTCATCGAGGTTATCAAGCGGCACGGGAAGTTCAAGGTGCGCAAGGCGGTCAATGACGTGCTGCCGGGCATCGCCACCACGGCGAGGTATCTGCGCAGCGGTGCGCTGAAGATACACAGGTCGTGTAAAGACGCCATTCGGGAATTCGGCCTCTACCGCTGGGACGAAAAATCCACAGAGGACAGGCCAATTAAGGAGAACGACCACGCGATGGATGATACACGTTACTTTGCAATGACAGTATTGCGCCGGAAAGTGCGGGATGATAACGGGGAGAAATACATCCCCCTGTGGGAGAGGTGATAGCTTGCTGACATATCAGGACTTGCTCGCCGTGGGCGAGAACGAACAGGACCGAATGGATTTTATCCGGCGGGTCATCAATGAGCACAAAGGCTCTGCGGCTTACCGGTTCGCGGTGGACGCCCAGTGCTATTACGACGGCGAGAATCCCACCATCAGCCGGTATGAGAAGATCATCTATGACCTTCAGGGACGCGCCCACCGGGACATGTACACGGCAAACCACAAACTCATGTCAAGTTTCTTTGGATTTGTCGTGCGGCAGGAGGCAAACTATCTGCTGGGCAACGGCGTGACCTTTCAGAAGAGGGAGACAAAGGCCAGACTGGGCGCTGACTTTGACCAGCGGGTCAAGGACGCAGGCAAGAGCGCCCTGGTATGCGGCGTGGCGTTCGGGTTCTTCAACCTGGACCGGGTTCAGGTGTTCGAGCTGACCGAGTTTGCGCCCCTTTACGACGAGGAAAACGGTGCCTTGATGGCCGGTGTGCGGTTCTGGCAAGTGGCAGACGATAAGCCGCTTCGTGCCACGCTGTACGAGCTGGACGGATACACCGAGTACATCCAGCGCAGCGGGGAGAACATGACCGTGCTGACGGACAAACAACGGTACAAGGTCAATGTCCGCACGGACGGCCTGGGCGCGGAGACCATTCTGGACGGTGACAATTATCCTGGATTCCCGATTGTCCCGCTGAAAAACGGCAAAAACTGCCGGTCGGAGCTGCGGGGACGGCGGAACACCGTGGACGCGCTGGACCTGGCCTGCTCCAACATGGTAAACAACGTGGACGAGGGCAACCTCATCTATTGGGTGCTGACCAATGCGGGCGGCATGAATGACTTGGACGACGTGAAGTTTTTGGAGCGTATCAAGACCCTCCACGTGGCCCACACCGATGACGAAGTGAACGCAGAGCCGCACACCATCGAGGCCCCCTTTGAGGGCACTAACGCAACCATTGACATGCTCAAGCGCAAGCTGTACGAGGATTTTCAGGCGTTTGACAGCGCCGCCGTGAGCGCAGGCAATCAGACGGCCACGGCCATCAAGGCCAGCTATGTGCCGCTGGACCTGAAAGTTGACGACTTCGAAAGCGACGTCACCGATTTTATCCAAGGCATCCTGGCGCTGGCCGGGGCGGACGATACGCCCAGCTATACCCGCAGCCAGATTATCAATAAGCCCGAAGAAACCCAGACCGTTCTGATGGGCGCGGAATACTACGATGATGAGTACATCACCAAGAAGCTGCTGACCATCAACGGCGACATCGACCAGTACGACGAACTGATGCGCCGGAAAGACGCGGAAGAGCTTGACCGGATGGACGTGCTGCCGGAGGAACCGCCCGAACCGGGGGTGATCGAGGATGGCAACGCCTGATCTGGGCCACAAGCTGACCGACAAGGAGCTTGCAAAGCTGGAACGGCGCATTGCGAAGCTGTACCGAGAAGCCGGGGAAGAATTGCAAGAAACCATTGACGCTTACTTTGAGCAATTCAAAAAGCGCGATGAGGAAATGAAAGCGCTGATCGGCACGGTGCAGAACGGAAAGGAATGGACAGAGGCCGACTATAAACAATGGCGGCTCAATCAGATCGGGCGCGGAGAACGCTATCAGGCCATGCGCGACAAGGTGGCGCACCGCGTCACCGATGCGAACGCCGTGGCGGTGTCCTACACCAACGATGCAACGCCCGGTATCTACTCACTGAACCGCAACTATGCGGCGTACACCATCGAGAGCGTGGCTGGGGATGTAGGCTTTGACCTGTGGGACGAGCAGACGGTGAAGCGCCTGGTTGTGGAGCAGCCGGGGCTGATGCCGTATTACCCAAAAGATAGAGCATTGAAACGCGGCATTGACCTTGCGTATGGGAAAAAGCAAATCACGGCCAGCGTCACCAGCTCCATCTTGCAGGGGAAAAGCATTAAGGGTATGGCAGACGATTTGCAGCGGCGCATTATTACAATGGGCAGAAGCAGCGCGATTCGGACGGCGCGAACGGCGGTCACTGGCGCACAGAACGCCGGACGCATGGACAGCTACGCGGCGGCGGAAAAGATGGGCATCAAGCTTAAAAAGCAATGGCTGGCGACGCTGGACAACCGGACGCGGCATTCACACGCCATGCTGGACGGCGAAAAGGTAGATCAAGATAAGAAATTCTCCAACGGCTGCCGCTTTCCGGGCGATCCGCAGGGGCCAGCGTGGGAGATCTACAACTGCCGCTGCACGCTTGTTGCGGATGTGGATGGGGTAGATACCTCCACAGGGCAAAGACGCGCCAAAAACCCCGTTACAGGCGAAACAGAGGTTATTTCTGACATGACCTATTCCGAGTGGGCGGAGCAGAAGCAAGCGGAAGACGCTGCGGCCTGGAATACATACATGAAGAAGGGCCGCAACCTTTCCACTGATACAAAACAGTGGCAGGAATACAAATCGGTTCTGGGAAACAAAGTTCCAAACACGGTTGAGAAGTTCCAGAATTTGAAGTATAATGAACCTGATAAGTGGGCCCAACTGAAAACCATGAAACGGCAAACCGTTTTTGTGAATAACGCCGAATGTGTGACAACGCCTAAAAAATACACCGGGTATTTCCTGAAAGATGGCGCAAAACACGCGGATCAATTTTTTGATGTTGGCTATACAGCGGATAACCCATTGCAGCTGCGTTATGATATGGCACGGCAGTTTGATATGAGCAAGGCTGTTGATGTGCAGGAGTTAAATGGCGGTGCGATAATGTTTAATATCTACATGACACTTGGAGTTACAAAACAGCGCACTTTTTTAACGGGATGGATTCAAGATACACCGGATAGCAAACCGAGGATCGTAACCGGATTCAGAAAAAACAAGGAGAATTCGCATGATTAACGAATATGACCGTGTAAAAATCATTAAGACAGGCGATGTCGGTATTGTTGTTGATATCCGGGAGACCAACGGCACGTTTTATCTTGTTGAACGAGACGGTGACAATGAACTATTCGACTGCGCTGAAAGCGAACTGGAAAAACTATGAAAGTTGATTTCACAGACAACTCCAAAGAAGTCCTCGCTGCCATGCATGAGGCCGCTGCCAGGGCGCTGGAAAAGTGCGGGCTGGTTGCAGAGGGCTATGCGAAAAAGCTCTGCCCCGTGGACACCGGTAATCTGCGCAACAGCATTACCCATACGGTAGACGAGCAGGAACCAGCAGCGATCATCGGGACAAACAATGAATATGCCGCGTATGTGGAATTAGGTACCGGCAAATACGCGGAGGGCGGACGGCCGACGCCGTGGGTGTATCAGGACGATGAAGGTCACTGGCACTGGACGGCTGGCAACCCGGCACAGCCGTTCTTGAAGCCAGCGGTGGCCGACCACCAACAGACATATCGGAACATAATCGAGGATGAATTGAAAAATGGATGAAGGCATTATCAAGGCCATCGAAGCCATCACAAAGCGCGGAAACGACGCAGAGGTGCGGCGAAAAGGCGATGGGTACATCGTCTTAGAGGTTAAGAAAACAATCAAATACAGCACTCCCGCGCAATAGGGCACGGGAAAGGGCAATAGGAGCCAACTACTGAGATTTTCTCGGCGGTTGGCTCTTTCGTTTTCGATAAAACCCGCGAGGTACAGCGGTTTTTATACAATCTATCGCCGCGACGAACTGCGGACGAAGGAAAGGAAGATAGAACAATGGCACTTACACGCAAACTTTTGAAGGGGATGGGTCTCACCGACGAACAGGTGGACACCATCATCGAAGCGCATACCGACACCGTGGACGGCTTGAAGGCGGATGTGAGCCGCTACAAGGCGGACGCGGAGAAGTTGCCCACAGTCCAGAAGGAATTGGACGACCTGAAAGCCGCCGGGGACGGCGGTTACAAGGAGAAGTATGAGAAGGAGCACAAGGCCTTTGACGACTTCAAGGCGGACATCACCGCAAAGGAGACCAAGGCCGCCAAAGAAAAGGCGGTAAAAGCCTATTACGAAAGCAAGAACATCACCGGCGACAATCTAACTATTGCTCTGCGCGGCAGCGGCGCGGAGATCGACGGCGTGGAGCTGGACGGCGACAAGATCAAGGACACCGCCGCTCTGGATGCGCTTGTGAGCGGTGCTTTTGCAAAGCTGGTCTCCACTACCACCACGAAGGGTGCCAATATCGCAAACCCTCCGGCGGGCGGAAGCCCCGGCACGATGACGAAAGCGGACATCTACAAAAAGGACGATCACGGCCACTATATGCTGTCCGCATCTGAGCGACAGAAAGCGCTTATGGAAAACCAAATTACTTAACAAGAAAGGATGAATTACATGGCTGCTACGAAAGTTGAGAGCCTGACCAACCCCCGCGATTCCCTGCCCAATACCTATACCAGCGTGACCGCCCGAGAGGTGGATTTCGTCACCCGTTTCAATGACAACTGGGATGCGCTGCGCAACATTATGGGCATTATGCGCCCCATCCGCAAGGCCCCCGGCACAAGCCTGATTTCTTACACCGCTGATGTGGCCCTGGAGGACGGCGACGTCGGCGCTGGCGAGGTGATCCCTTACAGCAAGGCGACGATTACCCAAGCGACCAAGGACGACCTGTCCATCAAGAAGTATGCAAAGGCTGTTCCTATCGAGGACGTTGACAAGTATGGTGCAGAGATCGCGGTGGAGAAGAGCGACGACGCTTTTCTGACCAAGCTCCAGAATGTGGTCCTTGGCAATTTCTATACTTTCCTGAACACCGGTTCTCTCACCGGAACCGCCGCAACCTGGCAGGCGGCACTTGCAAAGGCTCAGGGCGAAGTGCTGAACAAGTTTGCTGGTATGGCAAAAGACGTTACCTCCGTTGTGGGATTTGCTAACATCCTGGACGCATACGACTATCTGGGTGCTGCGGATATTTCCGTCCAGACCCAGTTCGGCCTGAACTATGTCAAGGACTTCATGGGGTACTCCACGCTGTTCCTGTTGCCCACCACCGTTTCCGGCAATAACGCTATTGCTCGCAACACTGTGATCGCAACGCCTGTGGAGAACATCGACCTGTACTATGCAGACCCCGGCGACAGCGAGTTTGCCAGACTGGGCCTGAATTACACCGTGCAGGGCGAGACAAACCTGATCGGTTTCCACGCCCAGGGTAATTACAGCACCGCCGTGGGCGAGAGTTACGCCATCATGGGCATGAAGCTGTGGGCTGAGTACTTGGACGGCATCGCCAAAATCACGGTCACCCCGGACCCTTAAGCGCGCGCCTCTCGGGGCTGACGATTGGCGCGCTGACACTGACTCCGGCGTTTGACCCAGACACGACGGAGTATACAGCCACAACGACAAACGCGACCAACACGGTAACCGCGACCCCGGAGGACGCAAGCGCCACAGTGACCATCCTCAACGGAGAGACGCCTGTTGAAAACGGCACTGCGGCCACCTGGGCGACCGGAGCCAACACTTTGACTGTGAACGTGAAAAACGGCACGGCGGAGAAAGTATATACCGTGACCGTAACCAAATCGGCGTAAAAGGAGGACAGCGTGATGCTTGAAACGGTTTTGCAGAATTTGAACAACTGGTTTTTAGTTCCGGACGGCGTCCACGCCGGGGAGTTCACTGTGCAGGGCGGGCAGCTCACGCTGCCCTTTCTGCAAACCGGCCAGTATTTCCGGGTGGTGGGTTCCGTATTCAATGACGGGCTCCACCAGTACCCGGTGGCAGACCTGACCGACGAGACGTTTACCGGCTCCGTGTGGGCGCTGGCTGTTCCGAAGGCGGTGATTGAATTGGCCGAAGAAATCGACGCATGGCAGACGAAGAACGGGGATCCAGGGCCGTTTACCTCAGAATCATTTGGCGGCTACTCCTACAGCAAAGCCACCAACGCCAGCGGCATGGCCGTCGGCTGGCAGGATGTATTCAAGAGCCGCCTGAACGACTGGCGGAGAATTAGGGGGATCTGATGAGCCTTTTAGATGATTTTTCCCGCACCTGTGTATTCATGGAAAAACGCCGGGTATCGGACGGTGCGGGCGGTCACTTTGTAGAGTGGGTGGAGGGCGCTGAGTTCACCAACTACCAGGCACTGGATACCTCCATGGAGGCCCGCAGAGCGGAAAAAGAAGGCGTGACCAGCCTGTATTCCGTCCTGGTAGACAAGGCCGTGCCCATCGAGTACAACGACGTGTTCAAAGACAAGACCACCGGCGAAACCTACCGCGTGACCTCAAATCCGGAGAACAAGCAGGCCCCCAAGTCCTCCACGATGCAGCTAAAATACTTTACGGCGGGAAGGTGGGCGTTGACCACATGACCAAAAACAAAGCCCTCTACGCCTGGTTCAACGAGTTCATGCCCTTCTACCGAGCGTCCAGCGTGCCAGACGATGTGGTCATGCCTTATGGCACCTATGAGTATATCGACAGCGCTTTTGATGCCGGGGAGGTCGGCCTGACGGTCAATCTGTGGTTCCGCACGGAGAGCGAAGCTGTCCCAGACGAGAAGGCCCAGGAGTTGTCCAAGCGCATCGGCTACGGTGGCGTGTATCTGCCCTGCGACGAGGGCTATATCTGGCTCAAGCGCGGTTCCCCCTGGTGCCAAAGCCTAACCTATGAGGAAGACCCGGCCATTAAGCGCCGGTACATCAACATTACCGCTGAATACCTGACATTCAGCTGAAAGGAGACCCAATATGGGCAAATTTACCGCGATCCCGCAGAGCACCTTTGAGGAATTGCAGCTCGACGCGGGTGTCATCCTGAAAAACTTTACCCCGGCTACTCCCGCCGCACCGAAGGACGAGGACATTGTGTGTGCCACAACCGGCGGCATCAATGTGTCTTGCGTCCCTACTTACTCCGACATGGGAGAGGACGTGGACAACTGCCCTGTGAATATGATGGAACTGAAGCATCTGGACGGTTGGGATTGCAAGATGGCCTTTACCTCCCTTGGAACATCCACGGAGTCCATCCGGCTGGCCCTGGGCGCGGCAGACATTGACACTACCGACAGGAGCAAAATCACCCCCCGGCGAGACCTGAAGCAGACCGACTTTGCAGACCTGTGGTGGGTTGGCGACCGGGCCGACGGCGGAATGGTGGCTATCTGCCTGAAAAACGCCCTGTCCACCGGCGGCTTTACTCTCCAGACCACCAAAAACGGCAAGGGCCAGGTGAGCGTGGAGCTGACCGGCCATGTGTCCATGTCCGCTCAGGACGAGATGCCCATGGAGTTTTACAGCGCGGCTCCTGCGGAGGTGGGCGACTGATGAAACTATCTGACGTAAAAGGTGATCGCACCCTGGAAGTAATCGCAGATCTGATCGAGCCAATCTGCAACATTGCGGAGGACGAGAACGCCGCCGCCCTGTTTAAGCGGGAACAACTGCCGGATGGCATGATAGCCAAGAAGTTTCTTTTACAGAAGGCAAAAAAGGCCGTTCCCGCCCTTCTGCGCGGTCATAAGGGCGATGTAATCTCCATCCTGTCCTCCATTGAGGGAACAAGCCCGGAGGCTTACACGGGCGCTCTGAGTCTGGTAAAACTGACCAAGGATTTTATTGACCTGATGACAGACGAAGCGTTCACGGAACTTTTTATCTCAGCGCAGAGCACAGAAAAACCCTCTGGCTCTGCGCAGGAGAATACCAAGGCCCCCGTAGCGTAAAGGCGTTCCTGCGGTATGCCCTTGCCCGCGCCAAACAGGACAGCGTGGACAAGGCATACCGGGTCTATGTGACAGACGCGCTCAAAGCAATCGCGGAAAACACGGCGCGGTACGTGGGGGGCGGCTATATCAAGGCGCGGTATGCTGACCTCATAGAGCCGAATCCGGAGGAAACCAGGACGCCGGAACAAATCGTTGACCGAATGAAAGAAAAAATCGCAAAGGTCGGAGGTGAGGACGATAAACCTGTTTGACTTGTATGCAAAAATTACGCTGGACACCAGCGGATACGAAAATGGGCTGGACAATGCTTCAGGCAAAGCGTCCGGCTTTGCCGACAAGTTGAAAAGCGGCCTTGCTACTGCGGCAAAGGTGGGAGCTGCGGCTTTGACAGCTGCGGCTACTGGCATGGCGGCGCTGACAAAGGCGTCCATTGACCAATATGCCGAGTATGAGCAATTAGTGGGTGGCGTCGATACCCTCTTTAAGACTGCATCGGACAAGGTGCAGGAGTACGCCGCAAACGCATACAAGACGGCTGGCATGAGCGCCAACGAATATATGGACACGGTGACCAGCTTTTCGGCCTCCCTGCTCCAGAGCCTTGGCGGAGATACAGAAAAAGCAGCTCAAAAGGCGGACCAGGCCATCACCGACATGGCAGACAACGCCAATAAGATGGGCACCGGCATGGAGATGATACAGAACGCCTATCAGGGTTTTGCAAAGCAGAACTACACCATGCTGGACAACCTAAAACTCGGGTATGGCGGCACCAAAGAGGAAATGGAGCGTCTGCTTGCGGACGCGGAGAAGCTGTCTGGGCAGAAGTTTGATATTTCATCTTACTCCGACATCGTAGACGCCATCCATGTGGTGCAGACGGAAATGGGCATTACCGGGACAACGGCAAAAGAGGCTGCGTCTACTATTCAGGGCAGCGTCAGCGCGGCAAAGTCCGCATGGAGCAACCTGATAACCGGCATTGCAGCCGACAACGCAGACCTTGATACGCTGATTGGCAATTTTGTCAGCAGCGTGGAGACGGCGGCTGGAAATATTATTCCGCGCGTTAGTGTCATGTTGGGCGGCATTTCACAGATTGTTACATCTGCATCTACCACTATTATCCCGATGGTCATAACAACCATCACAGACAACCTGCCTGCGCTTTTGCAGGCGGCGGTTGCGCTTGTCGGCGCATTGGGACAGGGTATCATTGATAGCCTACCTGCAATTACGCAAGCAGCAATCGACATTCTTTTCTTCCTTGCGAATGGCCTGATAGAAAACCTGCCCACGCTTATTGACGGCATTGTGCAAGTGACCTTGACGATTGTGCAGATGCTGACAAGCCCGGACTTTTTGACGCAACTCATTGAAACGGCAATCTTGCTGATTATGACGCTTGCGCAGGGCCTGATTGACGCGATTCCGCAGCTTATCGCGGCAGTACCTATGATTATTGGCAACTTGCTCGCCGCAATCATTGTAGAGCTGCCGAACATTATCCAGATGGGCATTGATCTTCTGTTTGCGCTGATTGACGGAATTATCAAGTGCATCCCGGAGCTGGTCGCGGCAGTCCCTACGCTGATTATTGCGTTCGTCAACGGCATCGTGAACAACCTTGACAAGATCATCCTTGCAGCGCCGCAGATCATTGTATCGCTGATTACCGGCATTATCGGGGCAATCCCGGAATTGATTGCAGCCGTCCCGCGCGTTATCGCTGCTATTGCCGACACAATCAGAAACTACGACTGGGGCGGCATCGGTAGAAACATCGTTCAGGGGCTGAAAGACGGTATCGCCGGAATGTGGGACAATATCAAGGATTGGTTCAACGAAAAGGTGAATAGCCTTGTCGGCGGCGTGAAGCGCATTTTGGGCATCCACTCCCCTTCCAAGGTCTTTGCCGGAATCGGCGGTTTCATGGCCGAAGGTCTGGGCGAAGGTTTTAGCGATGAATTCGCGTCTGTGAAAAATGACATTGAAGGCAGCATGAATTTTGACGCTGGAACCATTACAGCAGATGCAAACATCAGCAGAAACTATACAAGTGGCTCTTACGGAGCGGCAAGCACAAGCGGGGGTGGCGATTCCGGCAGAATTGTAATGCTGCTGGAACAGTATTTGCCTATGTTGGCAAATATGAAAGTCATCATGGACAGTGGACAGGTTATCGGTTTGCTTGCCCCAGGCATGGATGAAGAACTGGCCAAAATCAATGCAAGGAAGGCAAGGGCTGTATGATAGGAAAAGTATTTTTTGACGGAAAAGACACTTACACAGAATACGGCCTGCTTCTTGCGAGCAAGTCCATTTCTTTGCCGGAAGTCCGCACGAATATGATTGATGTTCCGGGCCGGGACGGTCTGCTGGACGCTTCCGAGGTGTTGACCGGCGAAGTGACCTACAAAAACCGCACCATTGTACTGAAGCTCACCGGCGTGGACACGGTGAGCGGCAAGAAATGGCCTGCCACGATTTCTGACTTCTGCAACAAAGTCCACGGCAAGCGCGTGAAAGTGACCTTCCCCGAGGACACCGCCCATTATTACAGTGGGCGATGCTCCGTTGGGCGGGTGGAGCTTGTCAAAATGATGCAGACCATCCCGGTCACAGTCAGCTGCGACCCGTGGAAATACAAGAACGCAAAAACCACGGTCACGGGGACCGTGCCCGAATCGGGCACGCTGTCCCTGACTCTGACCAATGAGTGCCGGTCGGTGGTGCCCACCGTGGAGGTGTCGGCGGCTGCAACGCTGACCTTCGGCGGCAAGGACATCGCGGTGGCAGCCGGCAGCCATCGCAGCCTGGACATCCGCCTGGCAGCCGGCGGCAATACCCTTGCCGTCACAGCCGCAGCCGGAACCACGGTGTCCGTCACCTATCAGGAGGCATCGCTATGAGCTACACTGGCGCGGTATGCGGCAAGGCTGTTGCCGGGCTTGCCGTCTGTGGCACGGACCCCCAGGAGACTGCGCAGGACTTTGCTGGCTATCAGCTGCGTTACGGGGATTACATCCTGTACGATCCGCGCGGCGCCAACGAGACGGACCGGCTGTGCGCCTCGGCGGCGTCGGTGGACCTTACCGCCGGCAAGGCCGGGAGTATGGCGTTCTCTCTGCCGCCGGATCATCCTTACCGGGACAAGCTGCCCTATATGCGCCCCGGTCTGGAGCTGCTGCAGGGCCGGTATGTGGTGTGGCGGGGCCGCATTACCTCCCAGGTGGGCGACTTTTACAACAACCTCAACGTTACGGCGGAGGGCGTCATGGCGGTGCTCAACGATTCCACCGTTCCCCCGTTTGCTTACCCGGACGATTTCTCGGAGGACGCGGACTATCAGGCGGCTGCCAACAACGGCAACGTGGTAGATTTCTTGTTCCGCTGGCTCTTGGCCCAGCACAATGCCAAGGCCTCGGCCGAGCAGCAGATCAAGCCCGGCGTGTGTACGGTGACGGACGCCAACAACTACATTACCCGCAGTTCCACCAAGTATCTTACCACCATGGAGGCCATGACCACCCGCCTTACTGGCTCCGCCCTGGGTGGATACCTCCTGATGCGGTACGAGTCGGACGGCAACTACCTGGATTACTACGCAGATCTTCCGCTCACCAATGCCCAGGCCGTTACCTTCGGGGCAAACCTCCTGGATCTGGAGCGCCAGCTTACCGGCACCGGCATCTACACCGCCATCCTGCCGGTGGGCCATGACGGCCTGACCATCACGGAGCTGGCCGACGGCGATCTGACGGACGACCTGGTCAAAGAGGGCCCGTATGTCTGGTCCCGGGCCGGTGTGGCAAAGTACGGCTGGATCTGTCCCGGTCCAACGGACTGGCAGGACGTCACTGTGGCCGGAAACCTCCAGTCCTACGCAGCGGCCCGGCTGGCTACCTCCGGCTGGGCGCTGGAGGAGTCCATTACCTGCAAGGCCATTGATCTCCACGTTACAGACGCCGCTGTGGCCGCCTGGCGAGTAGGCCGGTATACCATGCTGGCCACCACGTCCCACGGCATCCGGGCGGCCATGCCTCTGCTGCAAATGCACATTGATCTCTTGGACCCGGCGCAGACCACCGTCACCATGGGTCGGACGCGGCGCACCTTTACCGGCGACACGGAGGCCGAGCGCAACCGCGTATCCCAGGGCATGGAGGAGGTACGGCAGGAGACCGAGGAGAGGATCAACACCGTGCAGCAGATCCTCACCGAGCGCATGACGCAGATCTCGCAGTCGGACCGGCAGATCCTCCTGGAAGCCCTGCAAGACTATGTGGAGATCGGGGACTTTGAGAGCTACAAGAAGGTCATGGACGCCACTCTGGCCATCCTGCCGGATCAGATCCGCATGGAGGTATCCGAGGAGATCACCGAGCAGGTGGAGGACGCCACCGGCGATATCCGCCAGACCGTCCGCACCATGAACCAGTACATGAGCTTCACGGCAGCCATGGGCATGCTCCTGGGCAGCGAGGGGGACCCCGTAAAGGTGCAGATCAACAACCAGGGCCTAAATATCCTCCGGGAAACCCTGGCTCTGCTGTCCATCAACCAGCGGGGCGTATATACGCCGTCGCTGTACATCCGGCCCATGGACCCGGACGATCCCACCGCCGGGTGCCTGTATCTGGGCAATCTGGTGGTCCGGGTGAACCCGGACGGCTCCGTGGTAGGCGCGAGGGGGGTGAATGCCAATGGGTGAGCTGTACGGCTCCAAATCCACATACGGATGGCAGCTGTGGCTTGGGTATACCATCCAGCAATCCCGCAGCAACAACCGCAGCACCATTGCCCTGTCGCTGCAGATCTACGACGGCACCGGCGAGAGCTATAACCAGGCGGCCAACAGCTGCTATTACGTCTTACAGGGCACCAAGGTGTACCATCCCTACAGCTACACCGCCAAGGGCTGGTACGATCTGGGCACCAAGACCATCACCGTGGACCACGATGCCAAGGGCGAGGCCACGGTAACACTGTCCGCTGAGTGGCACAGCGGCTTTACATCTCAATGGACGCCAGCGTCTCTGTCTGTATCCGGCAAGGTCACCCTGCCTACCATCCCCCGGGCGTCGTCCCTGGCTGTCCCGGCCCTGACGTTGGGCAGCCCTGCCACACTGACCGTCACCAAGGCAGACAGCAGCTACACACACAAGATCACCTACGCCTGGGGCACGCACTCCGGCGTGGTGTCAGCAGAGACGGGCGCGACGTCCATTACCTGGACGCCGCCCCTGGAACTGGCCAGCGACATCCCCAACGCCGCCAGCGGTGTGGGTACCCTGACCATCACCACATACAGCGGCGATACGGCCTTGGGCAGTCAGTCCTATAGCTTTGCCGCCTCCGTGCCCTCCAGCGCGGCCCCTGTGGCCACCGTGGCGCTCTCGGACGCTGGGGGGTATGCAGATACCTACGGAGCCTACGTGCAGACCAAGAGCCGCCTAAAGGCCGTCACGACGGCCAACGGGAAATACGGGGCGACGGTCAAGGGCTATACCCTGGCCATCTCCGGCTTGACGGCCAACGGGGCTACAGCCACTACTGGCGTGCTGCCGGAGTCCGGCACGGTGGCCTATGCCGTCACCGTTACAGACTCCCGGGGGCTGTCCACCGTCCTGCGAGGAACCATCACCGTGCTGCCCTACGCCGCGCCCGGTGTGCGCTCCATCAGCGCCGCCCGCTGCAATGCAGACGGCACGGACAACCCCGCCGGAGATCATGCCAAGGTGTCCTTTGTGGGAGCGGTGGCGCCGCTGAACGACCAGAACACGGCCGCCTATGTCATCCGCTACCGGGCCCAGGGGGCGGACACCTGGAGCTCCCAGGCCGTGCCGGACGCCGCCGGGCAGTATACACCCAGCGCCTACGGCGTCATCCCGGCCGCGGTGGACACCGTCTATGAGGTGTGCATAGCCGTCACCGACGCACTGGGCAGCACAGCCAGCCTGATTGTGGTGCTGCCATCGGCGCAGGTGCTGTTCCGGACGGCACCGGCTGTGGACGGTCTGTCCATCGGCCAGTATCTGACCGAGGCGGCCACGCTGATTGTGGGCGGACTCATCAAGCACCTGCAGCTGCCCGGTCCCGCGGCGGTGTTGTTCGACGGCAAGTCCCTCCTGGACTACCTCCACCCCGTCGGCAGCATCTTCCAGTCCACAGCTTCCACATCCCCAGCGGACCTGTTTGGAGGCACCTGGGAGCAGGTAAAGGACCGGTTTCTGCTGGCGGCTGGTGATTCGCATGCGGCGGGCTCTACCGGCGGCGAAGAGAAGCACGTCCTGACGGCGGCGGAGATGGCAAACCACACCCACGGCTACGATTACACGGGCCAGAGCGACGCCACCGGCACCGAGGCCATCAAGATCGTGTCTCCCGGCGGCACCGCCAACGCTTACACGGGCGAGGCTACGTCCAACTGCGGCGGCCAGGCCCACAACAATATGCCGCCGTACCTGGCCGTGTACACATGGCGCAGGACGGCATAAAGGAGTGATACAATGCCCTTTAGCAAGACGAACTTTGTGGACAACCAGACCGTTATCGACGCTGCCACCCTCAACGCCATCCAGGATGCAATTATTGCATTGGAAGGCGCTGCTGGTGATGACGGCACTCACCCCGCTTATTACATTGACCTTGCGGGCGATTACCCCGACTACACCTGTTCGGTGGCTATGGCCGACATCAAGGCGGCGTATGAGGCGGGGAAGGTGCTGAAATGCCGGTGCGCGATGGGACTATACACCGCAACGCTGCCACTATTCGTCCCAATGCCCAGTGCAAACACATGGATATTCTCCGGCTCCGGTGCGCTGGCCGCAATGGATTTCCCAGCGCAATCGCTGACTATCGCCATCGTCAACGGTGTGGTGCAGGCAAGTCATACACCGTTGGCATCTACAGATGATATCCCAATCATCCCCAACGCTCTGCCCAATCCCAACGCGCTGACGATCAAAATCGGCAGCACCGCCGTCACCTATGACGGCAGTGCAGCTAAGACAGTGGAAATCGCTGATGGGAGCGAGGTGAGTTATTGATGTCAAAGAAGCTATATGAAGAATCCTCCGTACAGGCGATTGCGGCAGCAATCCGTGAGAAGAACGGAGCAGCCACGAAGTACAAAGTTGCTGAGATGGCAGATGCTGTGCGGATGCTCTCCGGGAGTGAAGCAATCGAGTGGCATCAGTGCCCGGAAGCGGTACGCAATTACCTCGCCAACGTGACCTATGACTCAAGCGACTACAGCGCGTCTCAAATCGCCAATTATGCGCCCACGACAGCAGTTGTGAGCAATTACAAGCCCATCGGGCAGATGGCTGGCGGGGTGATGCACTACAACGAAGTACCGAATGTTCTGACGCCGTTTGCCTCCGGCGGGAAAGCGGGCACGCTCAAACCGCTGGATGCCTTGCGTTGGATACGCACATCGGCTGGGGCAACCGCGTGGAACGTGCGCGACCTTGGCGGCTGGCCGTGTGACGGTGGTACAGTGAAGTATGGCCTGCTGATCCGGGGCGGAAAGCTGGCGGCGGCTGACCGGGACGTACTCGTCGGAGATCTGGGCATCCAGCATGATCTTGATCTCCGTGGCCGTGAAGGCGGAGGATCCGACGACGAGCCGGACATGACCGGATCTCCGCTTGGGAGCGATGTTTGGTATACACGCACACAGCAATATGCATGGTACGCTCTGACACCGGTAGCGACATGGCAGGCTTACCTCCGCTGCGTAATCGACGCAGTGACGCATCGGGAGCCGGTATATTTTCACTGCACCGCCGGTGCAGATCGTACCGGTACTCTCGCGTGTGTGCTGGAGGGCTTGCTCGGCATGAGTCAATCGGACATCGACAAGGACTATGAGCTGACTACATTTTATTCCGGCTCCGGGTCGGATGCGACTGCACGGAGGCGCAATGAATCAGACTGGAAGGGACTTATCAATGCGATCAACGCCGTTTCTGGCGACACGTTCCGCGACAAATGCGTCCGTTTTGCGGTAGGAACGTGCGGGATGTCGTTGGCCGATATCAACGCTTACCGCGCGGCTATGACCAATGGAACGCCCGAGACGCTGCACTGGTATCAGACGATCACCAAAAATCTCACAGGGTGCACGATCAGCAACGCCGCGTCTCAGGTGGATTACGGCGAGGCGTACACAGCGACCATCGCGGCGGAAAGCGGAAAGACGATCACGTCGGTAGTGGTCAAAATGGGCGGCGTGGATATCACGGCCACGGCTTATACGGCCAGCAGCGGTGCAATCAACATCTCCAAGGTGACGGGAGCGGTCACGATCGCTGCGGCGGCCTCTGCGCCGTCTGTTACTTACAACATCACGCGCAATCTCACCAACTGTGCATCATCCAACACGGCGGACACCATCGCCGAGGGTGCGGCCTACACCACGACGCTCTCCCCGACTGGCACATACAAAAAACTTGGCGCAATCACCGTCACGATGGGTGGTGTGGATATCTCCGCGTCGGCGGTGTCCGGAAACACAATCACAATTTCCAAGGCAACGGGCGACATCGTAATTACCTGCGCGGCAGTCATCACAAACATCATTGATACTATCGGTATTTCGGCGGACACGCGTTTGAGCACATCCAGCGGCGCGAATCGGACGCAGAACGGTTATGCTGCAATCGGAGCCAACGAGGATGCAGCAAGCCTGATCCATCTTGTGGCTGGTGACACGCTCCGCATCAAGGGTGTAAGTTTGCCCGCGTCAAACGATAGTTACAGCGCAATCGCAATGCACAACGCAAGCGGCGCATTTGCCACATCGACTTATCTGCACAACGGACTAACTTGGAATAACCTTACGTTTAACAATGCTGATGACGGCGTTACCATAACAAGCGGCGGAGAACATTATTTCCGCGTATTTTTGATCTGCACGGATGCGTCGGCTGTTATTGCTACCATCAACGAACCGATAACGTAAAAGGAGGGCAATTAGCCCTCCCGCTTGAGCGCCTGCGTTATCAGGTGCTCGATAAAGTTTGATATGCTACGGCCCTCCGCTTCTGCGGCGGCCTGGATCTTCTCTTTTAACTCCGGTGTGAGCCGGAGATATATGCGTTCAGTCTTTGCCATGACTTACATCTCCAGCCCGTACACCTTCTCCACCAGCTCCACACGCTCACAGCGGATTTCCCCATCAGTGTTATACGGGACGCATACACCGCATAGCCACTCCCAGCGGAGCAGGACTCTCCAAATGTCGCGGGTTTCGCGACCAGAATTCTCCTTTACCCATTCCAGCGGCGCGACATTGATGCCGCAGCCACATTCGCTTGTGCGGTCAAAATTCACGTTCTCCGTGATTACGCTGCCACTTTCAAGATTCCAGCTTTCCGGCACGGCATATTCTCCGTCGAAGATTTTATAGGCAATATATCCGTCAGGTGTACGCTCAAAATGCGCACACATATAATCTGCAGCAAGGAGGAGCCCCGTGGCACCGCTCAGGTCGGCGCCTCGCAGGTCTGCACCGCCCAAGCTGGCGCCGCTCAGATCGGCGTCGCTCAGCTTGGCGCTGCGCAGGTCGGCGCCGCGCAGGTCGGCGCCGTGCAGGTCTGCATCGCGCAGGTCGGCACAGCCCAGGGCGGCATCGATCAGGTCGGTGTCACTCAGGTTGGCACTGCGCAGGTCTGCACAGCGCAGGTCGGCGCCGCTCAGATTGGCGCCGTGCAGGTCGGCCCTGCGCAGGTCGGCATAGACACCGTTAGCGCCGTCGTTATCCATCCACAATTTATGCGCCGCCAAAACCGCATTAAGCTCTTCCTGTGTCATTTTTTGTTGTCCTTTCTGGCCTTGCGGCCTATTCGTTGTTGATGTGGCTGCTCTCATTTCCTCCGGGGTGGTGGGCGATTTCAGATTTGCTTGATTTCCCATGTGCCGGGGATGATATCGGCGACCTTGTAACCGCTGATGCTGCCAAGGATTTCCTCGTCCACGCTGTGGCAGTAGATTTCCATTGTCACCATATTCGCCCAATACACCTTTCCGCGATAGGTTACTTTCCTCCCGTCAAACAATTCATCCTTATGGCTGTTCAGATACTTCATACTGTTGTCCTTCCCGGCCTTGTGGCCTGTTCATTTCTTTTAGCTTGACCATATTGTACGCCTTTTGTGCGTACAAATCAATTGGCAAAATAGCCTAAAATTACACAAAAATTAAAGCAAAATCACAAAATTGAAAGGAGAAATACACATGAAAGAAAACGCGATCAAGGCCGCGCTGGCGGCCGCCCTGGGGGCGCTGTGTGCCTACGGGGTGCAGCTGCTGGTGCCGGTGCTGGTGCTGGTGGTGGTGATGCTGCTGGACTACGCCACGGGCATGACCAAGGCATGGAACGCCGGGGAACTGTCCTCCCGGGTGGGCCTGCGGGGCATCCTGAAGAAGGTGGGCTACTTGGTCATCGTCACCGTGGCCGCTGTGGTAGACTGGCTGCTGCGCTACGGAGCCGACGCCTTGGGCTGGGACTGGCCGGTGGAGTTCCTGTTTGCCAGCATCGTCATTATCTGGCTGGTGATCAACGAGCTGCTGTCCATCCTGGAGAATGTGTCGGCCATTGGTGCACCGGTGCCTGGTTTCCTCCAGGCGCTGCTGAAAAAGTTGAAAGTACACACCGAGGACACGGCGGCGAACAAGCTGCCGGGAGAGGAGGACAACAACAATGAGTAAGCGAGTGTACATCAGCCCCAGCGACCAGACGGAAAACCGCTACGCCTGGGGCAATACCAACGAGCACGTCCAGTGCCAGAAGATCGCCGAGGCGGAGGCTGCCGCCCTGCGCCGCAGCGGCGTGGAGGTGAAGCTGGCTGCCTTCGGCACCACCATGGCCCAGCGCTGCGCCGAGTCCGACGCTTGGGGCGCGGACATCCACAACTGCGTCCACACCAACGCCTTTAACGGCAAGGTGTCCGGCACCCGGATGTTTTGCTACAGTGTCCCCGGCAAGGGGTACGACGCCTGCAAGGCGGTGTTTGACCAGCTGGCCCCGCTGACGCCGGGAACTTCTGAAAACATCCAGGCCAACCCCCGGCTGTTCGAGGTGCGTGTACCTAATGCGCCGTCGGTGTACTGCGAGTGCGAGTTCCACGACGCCGCCGAGGGTGCCAAGTGGATCGTGGAGCACACCACGGATATCGGCGAGGCCATCGCCAAGGGCCTGTGCAAGTATCTGGGCGTGGCCTTCGTCCCGGCTCAGACGCAGAAGCCCGCCGAAGAACCCAAGGCCGACACCGGCGATGTGCTGTACCGGGTCCAGGTGGGGGCCTTCGCAGTCCGCGCCAACGCCGAGAAGATGCTCCAGCGTTTGAAGGACGCCGGGTTTGACGGTTTTATCCGGGAAGGTTCAAGATGATGTGAAGAGAGCGTCAAAGTAACGGGTTTAAAAATCTGGACGAAACCGGGGCAACGATGCGCCGACCCCCTGTTTCCGCCAAAGCTCCGCAAGTCCACGGCGAATATAATCGCCATGAATACAACTTACCGAGACATCCGCGCAAAGCTGCGCAGTATGGCCCCTCAGCGTGCCATTGATTACATCGCCGCGCTTGATCTTCCGGGAGACGAGGCGTTTTGCATCATCGCGTGCGACGTCAAGCAACAATCCAGACAGCAGGTGGCAAACAGGCTGTTTGCGTCGGTCGAGTATGTCAAGAAGCGCCGCCGCAACGGTTACCAAAAGATTGCCGACCATATCAAAAACCCATAAAGTAAAGACCCAACAAAGACCTTTTTCAGGCTCTTTGTTGGGTCTTTTTTGCTGTATTTTATAGATATACAAGGGGGTGCGGCGAAATGAGCGTAATGGAACGGCTGTTGATGTGTGGGTATACGGCGGATATGGCACGTGATATATGCAATCAATACGAAGATGACGCCGCTGGATTGCTTTCCCTTGCGCGAATTGTAGCGCTTTTCCACGACGATAGGCGCGAATATGTATAGCTATTACAATGGAAATCCACGAGGTAAAAATGTAGGCGATTGTACCGTCAGAGCCATATCGAAAGCCACCGGTAAGGACTGGGGCGCAACGTATCTTGCACTTGCAATAGAAGGGTATTTGGATGGCGATATGCCGTCTGCAAATGCTTGCTGGGGCCGGTATCTCCGCAGCATCGGATACCGGCGGTACATCGTGCCGGACACTTGCCCTGATTGCTACACGGTGGGACAGTTTGCGGAGGATCACCCGGTAGGCACCTATATTCTGGCCCTGTCCGGTCATGTGGTCTGCGTGCAAAATGGCACGATCTGGGACAGCTGGGACAGCAGCAATGAGAACGTATTGTATTACTGGGAAAGGACGGATGAAGCATGAACTATCCTTACTACGGAAACCCCTATATGCCGCCGATGCAGGACAACCTTGCCCAGCTGAGGCAGCAGCAGATGCAGGCCATTCCGCCGATGCCGCAAAATCCTCTGCCGCAGAGCGGCGTGCAGTGGGTATCCGGCGAACAGGAGGCAAGAAGCTGGATGGTCGCGCCCAATGCGGCGGTGGCGCTGTGGGATTCTACGGCTCCCACGGTGTACCTGAAACAGGCTGATGCAAGCGGCAAGCCGACGCTCAAAGTATACGACCTTGTAGAGCGGCTTGCAAGCGCCCCTGACGCGCAGAAAGCGCCCGCTGCGGAATATGTGACCCGTAAAGAGTTCGACGCGCTGGCGGCGCTTGTGAGCGAAATGAAGGGCAAGAAGCGCAAGGAGGAAAAGAGCGATGAATAATCCGTTTTTCGGTGCAATGGGCGGCGGCAACGGCTTTATGCAGATGGTGCAGCAGTTCCAGCAGTTCAAGGCAAATTATCATGGCGACCCCAAAGCAGAGGTCGAAAAACTCTTGCAGAGCGGGAAACTCTCACAAGCTCAGCTGAACCAGTTGCAGCAGATGGCGAAGCAGTTCCAAAGCCTGATGCAGTAAGCAAGTTTAAGCAAGTTTAAGCAAGTTTAAGCAAAGTTTAAGCAAAGTGTTTGCTAAATTGTTAGGTTAATCAATATCGTGGCCACGATTTGATAATAAAAAACTGAAAGGAGTTTTTCTATGTCTCTTTCTTCTGACGGCGCTCCCATGCTGACAATGCCCGTGGCACCCACTAACTCCGGCGGCAACGGCGGTTTTGGATGGGATGGTAATGGCAGTTGGTTCATCATCATCCTGTTCCTGTTTGCCTTCCTTGGCTGGGGTAATAACGGCTGGGGCAACAACGGCGGCAATTCCGGCGGCGTGGTAGACGGCTATGTGCTGTCTTCCGATTTTGCCAACATTGAGCGCAAGATGGATCTCATCAACGGTGGGCTGTGCGATGGCTTCTATGCCGCGAACACCACGCTGCTGAACGGCTTTGCCGGTGTCAACCAAAACATGAACAACGGTTTCCAGACCGCTGAACTGTCCCGCGCCAACCAGCAGGCCGCGCTGATGCAGCAGCTCAACGCCATGCAGATGCAGGCTGCCGAGTGCTGCTGCAACACCCAGCGCAGCATCGAGGGCGTGCGCTACGACATGGCCGCGCAGGCGTGCGACACGCGCAACACGGTGCAGAACGCGACCCGCGACATCGTGGAAAATCAGAACGCCAACAGCCGCGCCATTCTGGACTTCCTGACCAACTCCAAGATGCGCGATCTGGAGAGTGCAAATCAGGAGCTGCGTCTGGCGGCGTCTCAGTCTGCGCAGAACAACTATCTTATTTCGCAGCTTCGCCCGTGCCCTTCTCCCGCTTACATTACCTGCAACCCGTGGGCGGGTAGCGGCTATGGTGGATGTGGATCCGGTTGCGGCTGCTGATAACTGCATAGCATAGCTTTTTGTTGGCAATGTTTTGTTAACGTCAACAAAATGTTCGGCCCCGTGCCGATACTAAACCAAAGCGGCGGGGCAATAGCTCCGCCGCTGTATTTTAAACTGGTCGATTTCGACCCCTTTAGAAAGGACTGAAATATATGGCTGAATATGTGAACCCCGGTATCGTGACTGTCCCCGTCGGGCAGAATGTCCCGATGACTGCGACGGCGGCTTGCGGCAAGCCCTGCATCGTCCACCGCGAGGGCAGCGGCCTTGTCACCCTGCGTGGCCTGACGCAGCAGTGCAAGGCGCGATTTAAGGTCAGCTTTGGCGCGAATATCGCCGTGCCCACCGGCGGAACGGTAGGTGCGATCACCACGGCGCTCGCAGTCAACGGCGAAGCGCTCAACGGCGCTACGGCGACTGTCACGCCCGCTGCGGTGGAAAACTATTTTAACGTCTACGTCAGCGCCATTGTGGAAGTGCCGCGCGGCTGCTGCGTGACGGTAGCGGCTCAAAACACCAGCGCGGAGGCGGTCAGCTTTGCCAACAGCAACCTGACCATTGACCGTGTGAGTTGAGAAAGGAGAATGAATCATGGGTATGAAATCTATGTATGATCTGCGCGATATGCTCTGCAAGGAGCTGGACGAGATCAGCCGCAAGGGCGAGCTGGGCGCGGGCGACCTCGATATCGTGCATAAGCTCGCGAGCACCATCAAGAATCTCGACAAGATCGAGGCGATGGAGGGAGGCTATTCCAGCCGCTATCACGACGACGATATGCGCAATTCGTACGGTAGGGGCGTCTCTTACGCGAGGCGGCACTATGTCCGCGGGCATTACAGCCGCACGGACGCAACTGAGCACCTGCGCAGCCAGATCAACGATATGATGCGCGAGACTGACGATGACCGCATCAAGGATGCCCTGCGTCGCGCAATGGACATGATGGAGGAATAAAGGGGGTAGGCCCCGATGATCGACGAAAAGGAGCTGCAGCTTTGGATCTCTCGCCTGGAAACGGAAGAATCCAGCTGGGCGAACTACGAGAGGCTTGCGGCGCTGTATACCATCCAAAACCAGAACCGGGAGCCGGTGAGGGAAACTCGTATGGTTGAGTCGTACTCTGCGGCCCCTGCGCCTGATAGCGATTTCCTCCGCGCGGTGGCCCGCGTTGACCCGGCCCGTGCGTGGGAAGTGATGGACGAACTCATGGACAGCTTGAAGGTCGTCAACGAGCGAGTGTATAACAGCGTTATGCGCAAGCTGGAAAAGTGAAAAATCCCCCGTCATTTACGGCGGGGGATTTTTTAGGCATATTTGTCCTTTATGTCCGTGAAGGTAAAATATGCCTAACGGGGCGTTACGAAAAACGCGCCATCGTTGTCTGCATCAATCCGCCTGATGAAGCGCGTCCAAAATTCCTTTTTTTCATCGCGGGAATAGGTTTCGTATTCTTGCAGCTCCTTTTTTAGCGCGTCCAAATTGATTTCTGGCCTTTCTTCCGTAGCTTCAAGTGCTTTTTTCAAGCTCGCATACTCC